AACGATTGGAACGATGTCACCACCTGATGTGGTTTCTGTTTGTAATCCTAACGCCATAACGATAACTCCTATACTGTAACGCTAGTTTCAATAAAGGCTCAATGTCTTGAACCCACTCACCGGGTAGTAAGCAAACAGATCTGCCGCCTCATTGCGGTCGCGCCGTCTGCTTACCCCGATCTCTTTGTCAGCTTGAAAATCAATAAAGCCGACTTTATCTGTCCATTGCACGACCAACCAACACTTTAGCCCGGTGGCTCTGGTGAGATTAGCGGCGGCAATAACCTTATGAAGATTGATTAAGGCTGTGTCATATTCGGTACTAGCCACAGTCCTACACTTGAACTCAAAGAAACACTTAGCCTCTTTGCCATTATAGGCAATGCAATCGAGGTTATGTTTCATTGGTAATGCCACTAAATCATAGCCATACGCATCACCGATAGCTGTCCTCAGCTTATCCTCAGCGTTCTTATTTTCTTCGGTTTCATATAGCATCACATCAACTCCCGGCAAATCATACAAAATGTGTCAAAGTCAACCTCACACGCATACCGCCAGTCATAAGGATTGGCGCTACCTGAATAAACATTGAACTCTGGCATATCGATAACCGCCTGCAACGGTATCCGGCAACGCACTGGCTGTCGATTGTAGCGGTACAGTAGCGCCGGATAGTTGCCTGCCAGTTGTGCCGCAACGATGGCCTGATCCCACCATTCTGGCCTAGCTTGGACGCCTTCCTTATAATGCTTCAGCTCTAATGTGAAGGGAAACGAACCGCTGACCGGGCGCAGATCGCCCAGACCAGCCTGTCTGGTTTGATCTAATATTCTCTCAAACTTTATGCCAAGGGCTTCGTATAGATCTGCCGCCACCTTTAGTTCGTTGCGACTGCCCTTTGCTCTCGAATTAACCATCTGCATCTCCCGATTAGAGCTAAAATAGTTATATGGGAATACATAGTGTTGCAAGAGCATCATCATTTTTTTTCGATTTATGGCTAAATTTTACTTGAACATTATGTATTTTGGCTGTATTTAAGTAAGTGAAGGGAGAAAATTATGAAAAGACCAACGATAGAAGAGATGCTTTCAAACGAAGATTTTATTCTTTGGGGGGTAACTAAATATAACGATCATTGTTATAGCAGTATGTGTACCATTGAAGAGACTGACAATGGTTATCACTTTGATCTTTTAATTAATGATATTAAAACTGGATGCGCTGACGATGTGTGGTCAGCGTATGAAAATGAAAAGGCAATTACTGGCAAGGATGAGCTGGCCTAGTGCCACCAAGGGAGAAACTAATGACCACTTACATCGCTTATTACCGTGTATCAACTCAGCGCCAAGGTCAATCCGGTCTTGGCCTAGACGCCCAGCGTGTAGCCGTTGCGCCATTTGCTGACAAGATCATCGCCGAATATGTTGAGGTAGAGAGCGGCAAAAAGAATGACCGCCCACAATTAGCTGAGGCATTAGCCCACGCCAAGCGCGAAGGCGCCACACTATTAATAGCCAAGCTCGACCGACTAGCTCGTAATGTGGCATTTATCGCCAACTTGCTTGAAGCTAATGTCCCAATCACTTGCGCTGATATGCCAGAGGCAGACCGCACAATGCTACAGATGATGTCGGTCTTTGCAGAGTTCGAAGGCCGCCGCATCAGTGAGCGCACCAGAGACGCCCTAGCCGCCGCCAAACGCCGTGGCATCAAGCTGGGCAGTCCTAACCCACACGCAGGCGGTAAAGCCGCTGGTGAGGCTCGTAGGGGCAAGACAGCCACTGTTGCTGTTGAGGCTATGCCCATCATTAAAACATTACGTCAATCCGGCGTGTCGTTTGCGAAGATCGCCGACACTCTGAATGACGCAAGAATACCGTCAGCAATGGGCGGTGTGTGGCACAGCACATCTGTGCGTAACTTAATCAACCGGGAGCTAGTAAATGCCTGAGTTCGTAAGACAGACGACCATCTGGGAGATCCAAGATCCTCAGATGTTTTTTCCTACCAAGGGTGAAGCCTACCGCTGGTGGAAAAAAAATTCACCGAAGCCGTGGCGCGAGGTAAAACTTAACCGCCATATATTTTTTAGCAAAAGGGAGATTGTAGAATGGCTAAATGCTTAATGAACATAATTCTTGGTGGCTTTGCAGTGCTGTACTGCCTGAGCTGGACTAACATCTTACACCCCACCTATAATTTCTGGGGTGCAATCGCTTACTTTGGGGGAATGTAATGGAGATCGTCACACGCCAACAGGCGAAAGAGCAGGGTCTTGCTAGATACTTTACTGGTAAACCCTGTAAGCACGGTCATATTTCTGAGAAGACCGTTAGAGGTGGAAACTGTGTTGAGTGTTACAATTCTGCATATTGGGGAGAAAGAAATAGGCCTAAAAAAATAACTGTGCCAGACCATTTAATTCAATATCTAATAACAAAAAAACAAGCAAATTTAACCGGGCAAACAACTTACTTTACAGGAAAACCTTGTAAAAATGGACACATTGCAAGCAGATGGACTGCCAGTTCTAATTGCGTTATTTGTGAAAGAAATGGATCATCGTTCAGTCAGTGTTGCAATAAGTATGCACCATCTCGCTCAACAGCAGAATATAAAAAAGAAAAGGATAAAAAATATGCAAAAGACAATGCTGAAAAAAATCGTGAAAAGGTGAGATTGTATCAACAGAACAATAAGGAAAAATATTTAGCATATCAGAATGCCTATCAATCAATCAGGCGCGTTCTCAAAAGAAAAGCACAACCAGAATGGATTGATATAAGTAATATGAAAGAAATATACAAAGATATGCGAAATCGAAACAAACAAGCTGGTCGCATAGCTTACCACGTTGATCACATTGTGCCATTGCAGGGCGAGAATGTATGTGGCTTGCACGTTCCTTGGAACTTGCAAATAATTACTGCCGAAGAAAACCTAACCAAATCTAATAAATGGGAGACTGTATAATGTACGATTTATTTGAACATCTAAATAACTTTCGTGTCACGTTTGAGTGTAATGAAAGTGATCTTGTTAAACTGATGCGTAGCGGTCTAATCAAGAATGCTAATGTTGAAGCAATCAATCAGCATAACAACGTTGCGGCGATAGAAGATCAGCGAGAATTGCCAAAGGCAAAGCGCTGGGAAATATACCGCGCCATCACTGATTACTTTGATGATCGTGAGTTTACGCCTGACGATTTATCAGTACACCTTGAGACACGTTATATTAACTCAACGCCATCCAATATATCGTCATTCTTGCACAGCATTAGCGCAATGAAATTAATTAATGTTGTGGACAAGATCGGCAAAAAGAATGTCTATCGCCTCAAAGAAAAGGTAGGCCATAGACGTTTCACAGATATCCAGAAAGAAACTAGGAGCGAAACCAATGGTCGGTAAACTAACACCAGATAACATCATATCAGCATCACGCATACCTGTATTGCTGGGGCTGTCGCCTTACCAAACGCAGAACGAATTGTTAGCTGAGATGATCCAGCGTGATCACGATAAGTTTGAGCCTACGTTTCACGGTAATGAGATTACTGAGTGGGGCGATAGACTTGAGCCTGTCATTCTAAACGAAGCCGCCAAACGTCTGGGCTTACGCAATCATGAGATCCATATAACCAAGCCAGAGTTCCATCCTGATCTGCCATTAGCCGCCAGCCTTGATGGGCTGGGCGTTGCTAATGGCACGATCAAGACTGATGCCGCAAATGGTATATACTGCATGACTAGCGATGAGATCGATATTAGCACGATAGGCGTATTGGAAGCTAAAGCCACCAGCGCTATGCCCGAAGAGATGCCAGCCGCCCATCGTGGCTTGTGGCAACTACAGGCACAGATGATGTGTGGCGGCTACAAGTGGGGTGCCATCTGCGTTCTATACCGGGGCATCGAGATGCGGATCTTTGTTTATGAAGCTGATGCGGTCATGCAGAAACGCATCGAGGATGCCATCCTAAACTTTGAGAAGCGCCGCAAGACAGGTGACGTCTATCCTGTCCTAACGTCTGACGATGGCAACGCGGCGTATCCCTACGCCGAACCTGACGCAGATCCATTGGATCTAAACGACCAGCCGGATGCGCTGACAGCGTTTGAAGATTTGATGCTAGCCAAAGAGGCGAAGCGGCAAGCCGAAGCTGACATCGATATGGCTGAAGCGACCATCAAAGAATATATGGGCAACCACGATCAGGCTCATATCAATATCGGTCTATCTCGCTATCAGATCAAATGGCCTATGCGCCGCACTAAGGCACAGCCAGAAAAGATTGTGCCTGCCAAGCCGGAAGCCACTGTCCGGCAGAAGACACTCAGCATTAAAGAGCTGTAGGAAAGGGGGCATAAGCCCCCTTTTTTATTTCTTAGCTTTGATGCTGTCCACTACACCGCCACCAAAGTAGAATGTCAGGATAATCAGCATAGCGTAATTGATGCTAAACTGTTCCATTACCTTGGTCACTGCGTCTGGATCACCAAATCCAGATATCGTCATGCCTAGCACAATGAGATAGCTACCCAGAAACGTGCCGCCAAACATTAGCGCAAGATAACGCTGTGCAATTTTGAATGGCGCATAAGCACCCATCAAATCTATCTTTGCTTTGCTCTTAGCTTTAATCTCTTCTTCGGTGCTGGTGTGCATATCATCAATAAGGTCTAGCCCTTTCTTGATAACATCACCGCCGCCTAGAATACTGTTTAATACGTTTAACATTTAATAACTCCATATATTAGGACGCGGCCCACCAGTGAACGTATCCAAATGCAAGAACCGACCGCCGCCAGACTGACTGACACCGATCCCGGTGAAACCGTGCTTCATTGCCAGCGCCATAATCCGATACGCCTGCTGACCATCGCAAGCTATGTCCACAGCAACACCCCTTGTATGCGTCCCCGGACGCCCCTTGCTGGCCTCAACAGGGTGGCTGGTGTCTCTATACCCAGACGTCACTGTCATCGCCTCAGCAAGCTCTGAGCGCAATGCCTGTAGCTTATCCATAAAGCCACTATCCATTGCACACTTGCCTGTGTGACTACACTTAAACTCATCCTCACTAAAGTTAGGATACCTTGACCAATCCATTTCGCGCCTCGATGATTTCAATCGCATACTTAAAGCTGTCGATTTCGTTTTCCAGATCTTCAAACCAACTCCGGGTGCATCGCTTCGTAAATTGTTGCACCTGTTCTGTGGCTAGATATTTGACCCGGCGCTGATCCACAGCAACCAGCGCCATCATATCGAATTGCTGGATTGATGGCAATTTCTTTGACTTAGATCCAGACCCTAGCTGGAATTGATAGCCGCCCTTGTTGTAGGCATAAGCGCTGGCGCTCTTAACTTGAACCCGGATATATGTGCGGTCATCCCAAGCCAGCAGATCCACGCCATCCTGTTGCGTCATCCCAACGCGCCAACCCATAGACAGAATGGATGCGGCGGCAATGTGTTCACCAATAAGACCAACGGTTGTGGCTGTTATCATTTATCCTCTGAGGAAATAAACTGCCGTTCCAACGATACTAACAAATAGTATAGTAGCGATAAACCCTACAAATATCTCAGTAAAAAATTCCTTGCGCCGTTCCGCTTTTAACTCTGCCTCGCGGCGTTCCTTTCTCGCCTCAGCTTGGAACGCCTGCCAGTCTGACCAAAGCCCCGGCCTGCCGGAGTAAATCATAATCTCTTTGAGGTCTTTTTCGTATTGCTTAATTTGTTCTAGCGCGAGGAAGGCTTGCAGATCTGACTGGTTAGCGGCGGCCTTATTCTTGCCACGAATTTTTTTCTCTAGGTCTTCCTTGGCTGACGCAAAAGACGCAATGGCAGACCCAGCTCTAGCAATATCCCCGGCATTGCTGACAGCTTGCTTGATTACAGAGAAGGCGGCGTTAGCGGCGGCAAGTTCAGCCAGCATCAGAATATCTCCACAAGGCTAGGGTCATATGCTTGAGGCACACAGTATGTCGTAACCCTATCGCGTGGGTCAATGAAATCTATATGGCTGTAGTTACCGTGTCTGACAGAAAGACGAGATGCAAAATAAAGACAATCGTCCACATTATAAAATCGGAGATTTGTATCAACAGGCCGTCTAGCATCACCTGTCCCCAGATACATCACCAAAGAAAAAGCTACTACCAGATTTGACATTACACATTACTGCCTCGATTAAAACATTGGTACGACCAATAGCCCACATCATATTCTTGATAGAGGTGGCTCATATTTGCTTTAGCCTCTTCGTATGTTGGGCAGTAATCTAATTCGTATGGCTTAATCACAAACGTCATCTGTTGCGTGAGAATAACAAAGATGACTAGGAACTGGCTCACTTCTCCATCAACCTATGAAGCAAGTCTTCTAGCCGACCAAACCTATCTTCAATGCGCCCCATCATAGATGACATCTCATCTTTGTGGATGAAGGTTTCTCTGGTGGAATTAATGCGTTCCTCAAGCCGACCAACCCTAGCGGTCAGGTGATTGATATACCAACCACCACCAGCGATTATAACACCTATTAGAACATCAGCTAAGAAACCCATTTCCATTATTCTGCATCCTGTATTGTCAGTTCACCAGCCTCAACCTGTCGCATGATTTCTGCGTAGTGGCGGTTGGCTGGGTCAAGTGGGACAGCCACAGCAATACCGTCAATGGTTGCTAAAATACTTTCGTTCTGTTCCGAATATCTCGCATTTGTTATTGTCATTTCATTCATTTTTATAACTCCGCGTCTAATTCAAAATACCGAACTGAAGGATTGTTATCGCCAGCGCACCCCTGACCTTGCACACTAGTTGAAACTGCTGAAGTAAAATCAATAAACGATGCTGAACTAATATTAAAGTAGTTTGGGGCTGTATTTATTGTAGTGCTTCCTACGGACACTGTGTTTTGATAATATACGGCTATACCTGTTGTGTTTGATGCTGTTGGAGATGCTCTCATCTCCCGCGCACCAATTAAAATTCCACGAATTCTACCCGTTGTGTTGTTAAAGAATCCAGTAAAGTTCCCTGTACGTTGATAATACCTCTGGCATAAAAACAACTCATCGCCATAAGACCGATGCTCAAACGGCGTGGCCTGTTCGCCTACCTCAAGTTGGACGCCTGTGATGTACCAATCGTTGCTAGTGCTGTCTGCAATATTAACCTGACCAACCGCACGATTAGCGTTTGTTACAGACCCCCAAGATGTTGCTAATGTACCTGATGAAAACGTAGACCCAGCCGCCAACCAAAACTGAACAGCAAGACTATTACCATTATCATTTCCCAAAGTGCCTGTAGTGTCGCCACTAAATGTGAGCGTTTTACGCTCCCAAGTATTCGCAGATGAAACTGTATAAGACTGGCTTATAGACCGTGTATTATCATTGTCTCTAATTTCAACAATATAAGTTCCAGTTTTAGCAGAGCGAACCCAAAACGATAGAGTTAAAGGTTCAGCATTACTTGTGCCTTTTTTCAAATGTTGAAGGTTTTGCCCCTCAATAAACTGTGATACTATGATATAATCACCAGCCGCCAGCGATGCATCAGCCGTAGTGCAGTCAAGTTTATATGAATTGCTAAACCCCTCTGGCGCAGTTGTGCTTTGCGAAACTGTCCAAGTTCCAGCATTTCCTATAATAAACTTAAATCTATCAGGCGCGTTTGCATATTTTTCTGTAGTAACGCCAGTCTCACTCGTCCCACGCTGTGCCACCTGCATCGCCCCATTGATGATGAGGTTTCTGCCAGTGATGCCACCAGCGTCTACGCTACTCGCTAAATCAGCAAATTCTCTTGCTCTACTCATTATACATTCTCCAATCTAGCAAGCCATTAGGACGCAAGGCACAAGGTATGAGCCATCGTCATAGGTATGTGAAACGTGTGTGGATGTTACTTTTGCAATGGTTTTACTGCGAACAATGTCATCGCCCTGCGGTTTAGCTGTCCCATCGCCAGCCGACATCAGCAAGTCACCCCTTGTTACAGTTGTGCCTTGAGCAATGCGGATGACCATATCTCCAGTCATTGCAATGTTCATATCGTTCCAGTCATCGTCTTCATCCCAGTTGACAAAGACACCAGCGACATTTGCATCACCTTCTACAGAAGACACCGCCATTTTGTTTAACTGTTCGTTGTCCTCATCGCCCCACTCAACCATCTCATCGAGGTTGGTCATAACAGTGCCTTTGACGATGCTTGTGTCTTTGCTGTTATCGGTAAGGCGTGACCAGCGAGCTAAGTGACCACCGTTATAAGATACGGTTGTGCCTGTGACAGAAATAGTACCTTCTTGAGTACCAGCCGACCGAAGGCTTATTAGTGTTCCGTCTTGTGCTTTATTTGCAAACAGAGGACTTGTGCCATCAGCAGAAAACTCGCCACGACCACTTTTAATAGCCGCCCCTTCTATATTATTAATAGCTGGAGAAATATCGGTAGTTGCAATAAGCAACCGCCCATCGCCGTCGATGCGCATACGTTCTGCGCCGCCAGAACTAGAAAATACCATATTGTTTGTAACGCCGCTGCCGCCAATCCATCCAGCAAAGCCAGTGCTATTTGCTACGCCTACTGCAAATGCGTTATTTGAATTGAATACTGCTCTAGTGTCTGTGCTACCGTCACCTACTTCTAGTGTGTAATTTGGCGAAGCAGTCGCAATGCCGACATTGCCACTGCTGTCGATGCGCATACGCTCCGTTGCGGCAGTTTCAAAAGACAGGTTATCAACAGCACGAATTTCAAGTTGGTCGCCAACAGTATTTAATCCGTGGTCAGCCGCACTGCCGCCAGTAGTCGAATTATCAATCAAACTAATCGTAGCACCAGCGTCTGTGCTTTCAAAAAGACCAGCTAGGTTAGCCGCCCCAGAATTAACGTGCAATCTTGCGGCAGGCACGGCATTGCCTATGCCCACATAATTATTCACGCTGTCAACGTAAAGCGTGTCAGTATCAAC